GTCATGCTTAAAGCCCTGCTGGGTCGATGCCGTTGTCTTTGAGTCGCTTAATCACAGCGTTGCGGTCAGCGCCTTTGCCGATGGCGGCTTTTGCGCCGGCGATGGCTTGCTCGTCTTTCTTGAGTGAGCCACCGCGTGTCAGGGTTTTCTTGTCCGAGCGCAGCATGCGCTGCTCAACATTCAAGCTAACGCCATTGACGTTCTCGCCACCGCGGATGCGCTGCAAAACTGAATCGGCAGCGGCGTCAGGGTTCTTGTTTGATTGCCAGGTTGTGCCAGCCTCTGACAACAAGCCGGCCATGATTTCTGGTGTGTAGGCGACGCCTTGGTCGGTGAGTGTTTTTGCAATCACTGACTCCATGCGCTTGCTCGCAGCCACTGGTACTGCCGTCACCTTGTCAGCGCCACCTTTGCCGGACGCTGGTTTGTCGCGACCGTTCACAACTTCACCACCGGCTGAGCCAGGGCGTTGGTCTTGTCCAGTGCCAACGGTTGCGCGGCCACGCATCACGTATTGGCCGTTTTCGTTTGGTGTGATGCCCATGGCTTTGCCTTGGGCCTCGCTGACGATGACGTCTTGGTTGTTGCCGGCAACGACTGGCTTGTTGTCCACGCTGTACTTGTTGCGTGAGTTCGCGCCGGATTGACGCACGCCCTCCAATGCCTGCGCTTCGTTGCTGTCTCGTGCAGAGATTGCGTCTTGGCGACCAGTCGTGAGTGCTGTCTGTGTGTTTGGCGATGTGATGCCAGCGAACGGAGCAAACGGCAAAGCCATGTCAGGGTTTGCACCTGCTGCACGACGTTGGTACTCATTCATGCCAGCGGCCTTGAGCATTCGGTCAAGGTCAATCTTGCGAATGGTCGCCTCCTGGATGGCGGCAGCCATCTTTTCCTGAGCCGACATGCCAGGCATGAACATCGACTGAGGCTCAGGCTGCGGAGCTTGAGTCAGGATGTTGGTGAAGTCGATTGGAGCGCGCTCTTTGTAGTCAGGATTCTTGCGAATCGGGTCGTCCTTGAGCACGCCGCCGCTGAGAATCAACTCCGCGATGGAGTTGGGGTTTGTCACCATGGCGTTGTTTACGTCGCGGTAGCCGCGGGTTTGCTCGCGGTACTTACCAGCGTTGGCGTTGGCCATGTCGGCCTGCGCCATGTTCTCGACGGCTGCTGACTGTGCGCGCTGGTCCATCTCAGGGAACATCGCGGCAGCCATGCCGTTAAAACCCTGAGCCAGTGCTGGTGTGCGGAATTGGTAGAAGGGATTTTGTCGCGTGGCCATATCAATCTCCGATGGTGCGTGTACCGCTCAGGCGAAGCCCAAGGCCCGCGTTCGCGTTGGGGTCTAGGCCAACGCCTGCACGACCACCATTCAGGCTGTAACCGCTACCTGGGAACAGTGCGTATGGGCTTTGAGGCGCTTCTGGCGCTGGCTGATTCATCTTGTCGTAAGCCTTCATGCCGAGCAAAGAGCCACCAACCAACAAGTCGCCAATCATGCTGGGCTGAGGTTGTTGAATCTGAGGCTGGAACAAGCGGCCTTCGCGTGACGCGATTTCAGTGTTCGACGCCTGCTGTGAGCCTTGCGCAAAGTTGCGCAGCAAACCTGCCAGAGTGCCTTGGTCGTTGAGCGCGTAGCCCTTGTCGGTCATGGTCTTGCCAAACGCCTGAGCGGCAGCCAGCTTCGTGGCTTCGTCTTGGATGCCTGCGGTCTGCTGTGCGCGAAGAGCTGCCTCCAGCGCGCCGGCTGGACCTTTTGCTTCTGGCGCAACAGTGGATGGACCGCCTTGAGCAAGTGCTGCGCGAAACGTGTCAGCAATGCTGTTTGACTTTGCGCCAATGTCGCCTTCGACGTTGTTGAACTGAGCCTTGGATGCGGCAAATGCGTCGCCGGCGGCCTGGGCCATCATCTGCTGACGAATAACCTCCTGGTCGCGCAGTACCTTTTGCTTCTCAAGAATCTTGCGCGAGAACGCAATCTGATTTTTCAGTTGCTGCGTCTGCTGCCCAAGCATCTCACGATAGCCTTGGCCATCAAGGATTGAGTTGACGGCGTTGCCGGCGGCTCCAATTCCGTAGAGCGTGCCCATTGAAGGGCCGCCGGCTCCTGTTGCTGCTGGTGCTGTTGCCATGATTGCTCCTTAGCTCACAACACGGCCAGAGCCAGAGCCGGTGGTGGCGTTGTACAGGTTGATGCCTGCGCCACTGGACTTCTGAGTCGTGCCGCCGGAGCTGGTAACGCCGGTCGACAGGTCGGAAATAAGTTGACCAAGACTTGCGTACTGCGGATTCACAGCAACGCCCTGAGCCTGCGCTTCTGCCATCGTGCGGATGAGTCCTGGGTCGGCCAGGCTTGCGTTCTTTTCAGTCAGGTTTGCTTTTGCCTGTGCCACTTGTGAACGAGCATCGGCAGCATAGGTGTTGGCCTGGTCGGTCAAGCTCAGCTTGCTGGTGTCGTATTGGCGTTGCAGCTTGGAGAACAAGTCACCACGGACCGACGAGTTCAAGTTGCCACTGCGTGCCAGCTCAGCAGTGAGCTGACGTTGTTGGTCTTGGTACTGTTTGTCGAGCGTTGGCAGTGCGTAGTCAAGGTAGCTCTGCGAGCGCTTGTTGTAGAAGTTGTCGTCAAACTGGCTGAACAACGAAGAGATTTCGTTTTGACCTTGGGTAATGTTGGCCTGGCGACGCGCCTCAACTTCACGCAATCGTGCTGATTCAGCCTCAGCCTCCGCGATGCGCCTGTCCTCAGCCTCTTGAGCGAGTCTCGCCTGCTCGGCTGCTGCGTTGGCTGCGGCCTTGCGGTTTTTGCTACCCTGGTCAACTTGTACGGCTGTTGCCGTGACTACTGCTGCGACTACCCATGACATATTAGTTCCCCTTCACTTCAATCAGAAACCGCTCAACATCGACGTCCTCAAATGAGCGCGTTACGAGTTCGGCTTCTAGCTTTTTTAAATCTGTTTCATTGGTGGCGTGGATAGTTGTCCAAACCATCTCTTCGTGCACATAGCCAATGCGCTTCGTGCCAGGCTGTGACACAAAAGTGCAGGGCGCTTTGATGCGCTTGATGCCGTCTTCTGTCAGCACCGACACTTCGCCTTTGGACATGATGTTCAGGTGCTCATGCTTGTGCACCATGCCAGTCATCATCACGCCGGCAGGCGCAGTAATCTCACGAGCGTAGATACCCTCGGAGAAATGATGTTTGACTGGGATTTCGACCTGCGGCAACTCAAGCATGAATGTCTCCATGCTCAAAATCTTGTCGCGCAGTTCGGGGTCTTCGAATTGATTTGCGAATTGCTGAAACGCAACCGGCTCATCGCGGTCCACCACGGATGGCAGAAGCGGCTCGGCTGGATTTAGGTCGACCTGGTTCAGTACCTTTGGTGCGTCCTGCAAATCAATCATGTGCGTCGTCCAAACACGGGCATGAATGCCCAACGTGTCCAGGCGAGAGACACACATATCGCCTTTGTGCCCACATTGTATGAAAAATGTAGGGCGGTGTCAGGTTTTTAGCCTTGGTCGCCACCCTCAAAGTGGATAACCAGTGAGCCAACTTTGGCATAACCAGTACCTTGACTTGTCAGCTTCATGGCCAAGTGAGTTGAGCGAGCCTGAAAAGCGACGTTGGCCTTGCTGAATGTTGTTTCTTCAATGTAGGCCACCGTCTGCAATGCGTTCATGTCCAGCGGGTCTGGTCCAATCTCAACTTTCCACAAGCCCTCTGAGGCCATGTCCAAGCCGGTAAAGGTTTTTTTGGTGGCTGGCTGCTTGCCGTCCACGTATGGGACGTAAGCCACCGCCTCAGTGTTGTCGTATGTCGTGCCGTTTTTGCCGCCCAACAGGTACAGCTTGCCGTCGCCGCCGCGGCAGTACAGGCGTCGGCCAACGATGGCCCAGTCGGTGACTGCAAAGCCTGGCTCATAGATTGACCAGGCTGACACGCGTGACGCGGGGAAATACGAAAACACGTAGCACTTGTTGCCAACCGCAAGCATGTAGCGGCCATCGCGTGGCTCAAGCACTGCTTTGCTTTCACGCACGGTCAAGCGGTCGGCGTTAATGTCGGCCAGCACCATGGTGTCAATGGGGTTGCCAATGTCAGTTGCAAAGGCAGCGTTGGATGAGTCGCGAGCGCGCAGTGAGCGGATGCCCGACTCAGATAGGTAGAACACGTCGCTGTCACCAATCTCTTGCACGGACGATGGTGCAATGGCTCCGGTGTTGTTGAGCACCTGGAGCTGGCTGTTGCCAGTGGCCTGGACGTCAACGAACCAAACTTGCACGGTTCGCTCAGAGAAGAAGGCCAGGTTGGTCTGGTAGTTGGCGATGGACGTCAAGCGCTCTGAGCCTTCGGCGTTGCTCGCCAGGTTCAAGAAGCCAGCCTCTTTGGTGGCATCGTTCGACTCAAGCGGTGTGTCGATGCCAGAGAAGTGGACCAGGTTGGCCGCGGTGGAGTACACCTTGGTCTTGGCTGGCTTGGCATATTCGCCAGGCAGGTAGGTCGATGTGTTGGCCCCAACAGTCAGGTCGGCCCCATTGGCCAAAGCGACGGATGCCACGTTGGTGGTGACGTTGCCTGTCTTGGTGATGGCCAGCGTCTTACCGTTGTTGGCAGCGCCTGCCGTCTGAATGATGACGTTGACCTTATTGCCGACAGCCAGGGCGCGGTACTCAGGGGCACTTTGGTGCTCGTTGATTGCCGCAGCCACCAGCGCCGCCGTCGTGTTGTTGTTGCCGGTGTGGTTGATTTGCTCGCCAATGATGGCTACGCCATCGACTGTGAGCGCCGTGATGGCGTTATCCACACCACCCGACAAGTTACCCACAGAGCCGACAGTGAAGCTGCCAGTGCGGTTGATTGTCAAAGCCAGACCGTTGAATGCAGTGCCAGGCGTCACGGCAGTGAGGTTTACAACAGCGCCAACAGCTACCGCTGTGAAGTCAGGATTGCCGACAAACGAATTGATTGCCGCTGCAAGAGCGGCTGCCGTGGTTGCGTTGTCGCCGGTGTGCTGCACAGGCTGAGTCAAGATGGCATACGTGCCAGCTCGGATTGACGTTACTCTGTCGCCGGATGAGTTAATGCCGCCAGTAACTGTGAAGCTCGCCGTGGCGCTTGTGCCGCCGGTAGTGCCGCCAGTGATTGTGAAGCTGGCGCGGGCGCGGGCCTCAATAAACTCTGCGTGGCGTGTGCCGTTGTAGAAGTGGTAGACAGCGCCGTCGTCGTACTGAGCGATGACGTAGGGCTTGCCGTCAAAGGCGCTGACTTGCAGCACCTTGGCCATGGCCGCGCCACTTGGGTGGCTGAGCTGCTGGTACACAAGGTTAGACGGCGAGCCGACAGGGAATGTCACCGACGCAACTGAGCCGAACGTGTACAGCGTGCCGCCGACGGCAGCAAGACCAAACGTGTTGGCCGGCATGGCGATTTGCTCAACAAAGGCCAATCGCTTCTCAATCTCGCCACCGCGGTTGATATGGCCATTGACCAGGCTCAGCAATGAACCAGGGACCGACAGCACAGGCATGCGCCTGGTGTCCATCCCTGAGCGAAAGTCCTCAATGGCAAAGTAGGGCATGGCTTATTGCGTTTGGATTGCGATGATTTTTGGGCCTTGAGGCATCGTGATTGGCGCGTCACCGGCCAATGAGAATGTCTCGCTCTTGGAGTTGCGACCCTTGAGTCGGGCGTAGTGCTTCTCGGCCATTTGCAGCTTGAGGCTGGCGTCAGCCGCCTTCTCGCGAGCCAGAATCTCTGCCGCTGAGTACAGGACCAGAAGCGTGTCGTCCAAGTCGGCAACGTCGCTTTCGGCCACCAGTGGGCGCAGTTTGCGGATGCCATGGATGCGCACGACGTTGGCAACAGGGCTGGCTGTGCCGTTTTGCGAAGGGATTGGCCAGACTTCAATCTGGCCGTTCTCATATTCTTGCCAGCGCTCGACTGGGAAACCGCGGACGCCGCGGTCTGAGTCGTACTGGTCGTAGTTGGTTGGGCTGATACCGTAGCTCATGGGCATCCAGCGGTCGCCGTATTTGAACTCTAGCTTCGTGATGCGCTCAAGCGTCATGTCGGCTGGAATGTTGTAGTAGCGCTGGCCGTTTTGAACGACCACATCGCGCTGCACCTTGAGGAAAGTCCAGTCATAGTCTTCCCACAGGCGCTTTTGCTGGCGCTGGAGCACCTTGATGAGCACATCGCGCATGGCGACGCCCAAGTTGGCCTGCAACGAATGTCCGGCTTCTGCACGAACGTCGTCGATTAATTCACCTAGAGATACGTTGCGGGCCATGGTTGCTCCTTATGCGGCAGCGTCAGGGTTGCCTTCTTCCTGGGGAACTTTCAATTCCTCAGTAGCGCTGGCCTTCTTGGTCTTCGCTGTCTTGGCAACGGTGTTGGAAATCACGAACTCGTCGCTGATACCGGCTTCGTCCAAGGTCTTGGGCAGCGGACCAGCAGAGCCAAAGGTGTCGCGCACGATGCCTTCTGGTGAGCGGTACAGCGAAGCGAGGCGCGCGCGCTCGTCGTTGGTGTCAATCTTTTCGTCGGCCACAACTTCGATGTTGCGGACAGCATCTTCGCCGTGGACGCCACGCAAGATAGCGATTTCAGCGACGGTGACGCCTTCCTTGTGGACGGTCATACCGGCTTCGCCGCCGATGGCTACGGTGCAGTTACAAATTTGCATGAGGATTCTCCTGGGTAGTTACGACAAAGGGCCGCCACCTTTCGGTAGCAGCCCTTCTGCCATCAGCCGATTAGCTGAATTGGTACACGCCGTGGCAGTTGAGCTGCGTAGCAGCCAAACAGCCAGTGGTGGTCAGTGCGCGATACATCACGTACTGGTTGTGAGGACGAGCTGGGCTGTGCTTCTTCATCTTCTCGTTTTCCATGTAGTACAAGCACAGCTTGCTGGAGTCGA